TGGACGATATCGGCGCGGCAGCTGCCGAGGCCGCATCTAACCCGCCCGCCCAGGATGACGTCATCTATCCCGGCGAGGGCGGCGCGGCTGGCATCTCCGTCTTCCCCTGCCTGTTCTTTGGCGCGGACGCCTTCAAGATCGTGGACCCGGAAGGCGCGGGCATCGAAACCATCATCAAGACCGCCGAGCAGATTGGCGGGCCGCTCAACCAGTTCTCCACCGTGGGCGCAAAGTTCGAGGGCGCGGCCAAGATCGTGTACCCCGACCGTTTGGTGTCCCTGGAGTGCGTGTCGAGCTACTCCGCAACCGCAGCGGCGAACTGACCGACCTGACGGGGAGGGGGTTTCCCCCCTCCCCGCACCCCATCATAAGGAGGATTCATGGCGAAACTGAACGTCAATACCCTGTCCGGGTTCCGCAGCATCGACGAGATTGAAACCGTGCAGCAGACCCGCGTGGCCAAGGAAATCAAGCTGACCGAGAAAAACAAGAAGAACCACCCACCCTTTGACCCGTGGGAAATCATGGTAGAGTACGAAATCCCGCGCCCGCCTCAGGGGGAGAGCATCATGATGAGCGTACATATCAACCGCACCGGCGGGTCGGAGTACGTGGCCTTCTTCCCGCGTGGCAAGAAGCAAAAATTCCCGCTGCCGGTGTACCAGGTAATTGCGCGTGCGGTCAAGCAGGAAGACAATCACCGCCAGCTGGCGGACGACATGAGCGGGGACTTCCTCCTGAGCGTGAAGCAGTAACCAGGACGCCGGAAGGAGTTGCAGATGACCATCGCAGAAGCCAAGGCGGCGGTTGCCGCGCTGAACCCACACAGCTACACCGACGCGGAGATCATCGCATGGCTTTCCGAGATTGACACGAACATCTACTGGCAGCTGGTGCGGAAGGTCAACCCCTACGACGAGCACGACCCGGAGAAGGTCTACGCGATCAACGACCTGATCTCGTTCAACAACACGCCGTACAAGGCGCTGGCGGCGGGCGTGCTGGAGGACCCGGAGGAGGACCCGGATTCCTGGGCGGAGGAAACATGGACGCCCTACGCGTCCGACATCGCCGCGTCCACCGTGCTGCTGGCCCCGGTACCCTATGACATCCCGCTGTACATCCACTGGCTGTCCATGCAGATCAGTATGTACAACAGGGAGATGATGCACTACAACAACGAGGCGGCGCTGTTCAACATGGCATGGCAAAACCTGGCCAACCACCTGAACCGCACCTTCCCGCCCGTCGCGAAAGCGACGCACTTTTCGTTATGAGATACCCACGGCTCAACGAACTGCCGCAGAGCAGGGTCATGACCGAGGTGTTCGGGGGGTACAACCATAACCCCAAGATTGCCGACGGCGAGTTTTACACGACCACCAACACCTCCGCCCGCGACTATCCGCTGCTGGCACCGAGGCTGCGGCGCTCCGCCGGGGTCTCGACGACCAATCCGCAGGGGATGCTGGCGCGGGACAGCCTGGTGTACGTGGACGGCGCGACGGTGTATGTCAACTCGTACCCTGTGACCGGGCTGGTGCTGTCCACCGCCGCAGGCATGATCCCCAAGCGCCTGTACAGCATGGGCGCATACATCCTGATCCTGCCGGACAAGAAGTGGGTCAACGCGAGCGACCTGACGGAGTACGGCAGCACCGACCAGGTGAATTCGATTGCCGGGAAGATCACCTACCTGCCGTCGCGTGCGGACGGCACCGACCTGGAGGGCACGGTGTACACGCAAGCGTCAGACCCCGGAATCGTGGAGGATGGCTCGTACTGGATCGACATTTCGTCCAGCAAAGCGGCCGTGCTGAAGCGGTACTCTGCGTTGAGCAAGGTGTGGACGGTCATTCCGACGGAGTACACGCGCATTGAAGCCATAGGAATCGGCACCGGGCTGGAGATTGGGGACGGCATCGAACTGTCCGGGATTGTCCGTGGAGACGGGACAGCGGCGCAGAAAGATGACCTGGCGAAGCTCAACGGGTTCAACACCATCGTGTTCGCGTCCGCCAATTACATCGTGATTACCGGGATGGTTTCCTGGGTGTACATCCAGGACACAACGACGGGATCCCCGGTGGTCGTTTCGCGGGTCGTTCCTGACATGGACTTCATCACCGAGGCGGACAACCGCCTGTGGGGCTGCAAGTACGGCGTCGTGAACGGGGTGGCTGTCAACGAGATTTACGCAAGCGCACAGGGGAACTTCAAGAACTGGCGTGCCTACGGCCCCGGCTCGATGGACAGCTGGGCCGCCAGCGTGGGCACGGACGGGCCGTTCACCGGCGCAATCACCTACCTGGGCAAACCGCTGTTCTTCAAGGAAAACTTTTTGCACAAGGTGTACGGTTCCATGCCGTCCAACTACCAGATCGAGACCGTCGCGCTGCGGGGCGTGCAGGAGGGCAGCGGGAACAGCCTGGCCATCGTGAATGAGACGCTGTTCTACAAGGGGCGCACGGACGTTATGGCGTACGACGGCTCGCTCCCGATATCGGTATCCTCCGCCCTGGGCGGGGAGCTGTACTCCAACGCCGCCGCCTGCGCGTACAAGAACCTGTACTACATCAGCATGAAGGATTCCGCCAACGCATGGCATCAGTTCTCGCTGGACGTGTCCAAGCGCATCTGGCACCGGGAGGACAGCCTGCACGTCAGGCAGTACGCGCAGGTGGACGACGAGATCCACGCATGGCTGCCGGATACCACTGAGTTTAAGTGCCTGCTGGGCACCAGCGGAACCAAAGACCCCGCCGTCACCTGGAGCGTGACCAGCGGCCTGATCGGCTATGAATCGCCTGACCACAAGTATGTCGGGCGCATGGACATCCGGCTGCGACTGGACACCGGGTCCACCTTCGCGCTCTATATCCGCTATGACAGCGCGGGGGAGTGGGTGCTGTCCGGCTCCGCGACCGGGGGCACGGTGGTACGCACCATCATGTTGCCTGTGCGCCCGCGCCGGTGCGACCACTACGAGATGAAGATGGAGGGGACGGGGGAGTTCCGGATTTACAGCATCGCCAAGATCTATGAGCAGGGAGGCGACGGACGGTGAGCGTTCACTTCAACCCGCCCAGCGCCTTGCACGGAGCGGAGCGCGACCGGATTGCGAACCTGTATTCCTATCTGCACCAGATGGCGGAGCAGCTCAACGTCGCGCTCCGTAGCCTGAACGCGGACAATTTCGCGGACCCGGACGTCCGGCAGCTGGTATCAAGCGCCGGGAGCGTCAGCACAGCCGCGCAGACGCAGAACGGATACAACGAGCTGAAAAGCCTCATCATCCTGTCTGCCGACGCGGTGCAGGCGAGCGCAGACGCGCTTATACTCAACCTGCGAAGCGAGTACGAGGCAATCAGCGAAACGCTGGGCACTTTTGAGGAAACCATCGACAACCGCATCAGCGCAGGCGCGGACGGACTTCTGCTGGAGCTTGGCTACCACTCCATGATTACGGCGGCCCAGGAGTACATCAACGAATCCAACCAGTACCTCAAGGCAGGGCTGCTGTTCTTCGACGATTTCGGCCTTCCGAAGTACGGTTTCGCGGTAGGCAACACGCTGACCACGCAGACCGTGGACGGCGTGACCACGGTGCTGCGGCAGGGGCTGGCGGCGACCTTCACGTCGGACCGCCTGTCCTTCTGGCAAAACGAGGTCGAGGTGGCCTGGGTATCGGATAACCAGCTGTGCATCAACGAGATTGCGCTGGTGAACAAGATGACGATGGGCGACAAGTGGTTGATTTCGCACGACAACGGATACACGATCAAGTGGATTGGGGCATGAGATGGCGATACTGACGATACCTATTTCCAACTTCAGCCTGAACTCGACGTGGACGGCGAAGTTTCACGCGCCCACTTGGATACCCTATATCACCCCGAACCCGCCCACGGTGGGGCAGCGGTCGATGAGCATCACGCTGGGCGCGATTCCCGCCGGGTCTACGATCAACACGGCGGTGCTGTCCGCGACGCTGGGCAGCGCGGCTACGGGCGTGCGGCTGTCTACCGTGGACTTCAACGGCTCCGGCAACGTGGCCTTCAGCGGGTCGCTCAACGTCAAGTCATACATCAGCGCGTTTGGAAAAGTTCAGTTGCTGTTTCGCTTTGGCGCGAACGGCAGCACGTCCGGGGCGACGGTGGAGGGCAAGCCGAAGTACTCCACGCTGACCTACTCGACCGTCAAGCTGGTCATTGACTATACGCCGCCTGCCGGAACGACGCCCCCACCGCCGGGAGCGCTGCCGGAACCGTCCACGCTGTCGCTCTCCAAGACCTACTGCAAGGCCGGGGACGTGATCCGCGCAACGTTCGGCGTGCGGGGAACCGGCGTGACGCACAGGGTGCAGTATATCTCCGACACCACCGCGTCCTACCCGGATTTGACGGCCAACTATCACGATTTTACGGTTCCGCTGAACTGGCAGAACTTCATCCCGGACGCGACTACGCTGCCCGTCCGGGTGGTGCTGACCACCTACAAGGGCGGCGTATCCATCGGCACGGACGAGAAGTACTTCACGATGACGCTCTCAAACGATGCGTACCCGTCCATCACCTCCGTTACAGCTGCGCTGGTATCCAACGGCGTGCCCGCCGGGATCACGCGGTATGTGCAGAACAAGAGCAAGTCCACCGTGACCATCAACGGAGCGGCGGGCGCGTATGGCTCCACCATCGTGTCCTACTCTATCACCGGCAACGGGCAGACCGTGAACGCCGCGTCCGGCACGTTTGGTGTTTTCCCGAC